ATAGCATTTTGGATATCATGCTGAGCAATAAAATTATTAACTTGCTGTCTCTTGGTTTCTATAGTATTATTAAGTCCTTCAAGTTTATAACGTAGTTCGTAAAAAGCTTGAGGGTTCTTTTCTAACAATTCTTTACTACTAGCATCTATTTTATCAGGTCTATAATCTACACCGTACTCATTACATAGTCTAATGTATTCCTGCTGTGCTTGGTTTTCAACAATTGCTAGTTGCTGTTGAGCTGAGAATACTTGGTTATCAGGTACTTGTTCCTGAACACCTAATCTACTCTTTAAATCTAAAAGCTCTTTTTCTTTTACTTCGTACTCAGCCAATCGGTCTAATTTTTTCTGAATTTCATCAGAGACCTCTGGCTTGCCATCTACGGGTTTTTTATCATCCGTAGGAGTAACATTACCTTCGGGAGTATTAACGCTTGTTGTAGCTCCTTCTGGTTGGCTATCCTTTAATGTTTCTAATTGAGTGTTTTGCGTATCTACAGTTTGTGTATCAGTTTTTTCTTCAACTACTGGTTCAGTTGGTTGAGTCGATACTTGTTCATTGTTTGTAGTTACTGTTTCATTTGGTTCCATAAATCAAAATCTCCTTAACTTAATTGCTTAATTGCTTCTCTATATCTCTCTAGGTCTAATAGAACAATATCTAAAGCATCTTGAAATCCTAATAGATAATCTCTATTTATCCTAGTATTAGTACGAGTTGCGTTGAGTACATCTTGAAGTATGATGTCCTTACATTTCTGAAACATTTCTTCTTTTCCGTTTAATAATGTATTGAAACATTCATACCTTTTTAGTTCTTCTCTTGCTCTTTCTTTGAGCTTTTCGCTCTCCTTAGTGGAGTCTCTTTTTCGAGAGAACAGACTTACTGTTTCAAAGTTGAACACTATTGAATACCTCCTTGTCCTTGTTGTAATTGTTGCATATATTGTTGTCCTATAGTTCCCATATTATCATTGATGTATTGACGAACATCATTCATAAACTGAGGAATGTTCTGGTCTTGAATACCCATCTGTTGAGCTATCTGTCTAAGTTGAGTATTACTATCTAACATCTCGATAACTTGAGAAGTACCTTGTAAATTCAATCTATTCATTGTCCATTTAAGTAAAGTAGAAGCACTTACAGGGTCTAAGATTTGAGCTAAACTCTGGAATGCTGGTTGCCCAAATAACATAAATATCTTTTGTGTTTCAGCTTCTCTTTCTACTGCGGACTGGCTACCTCCTATAATAAAATTATAATTACCACTTCTTACTGCTTCATCAACATCAGCATAGGTACCATCTTCAAGTCGAACTTGCATATCTCTAGTATCAAATACCTTTTTGAATAAAGCATATTTTCTAACTAACAAGTAAATAAATCTACTAAACTTCATAGCTTCATAAGCCATTCTCATTGAAGCTCCTGAGTGAATATAGCTTGCTTCACTTGCAGTTCTTACTGAACCATCTTGGGAACCTTGCATATACTGAGTAACACCAGTAGCATCTTGCATCTTTTGAGCTAAGTAGTTATTTACATTATAACCTTGGAGTCCTCCTGAGAAGTCTAATCTCTGAGGAGATTGTTCCATAAGTTCATTAGCGTATTCAATTGTCATACCTTCTTTTACATTTACACCGTAAGGCATAGCTCCTTTTGGAGCAAGGAATGGAGGGTTGGCTACTAATCTATAGCAAGCCATAACCAAATCCATTACCATATTCTCTACAGCATTTATAATGCTAGGTATCTTTAATGGGGATTGTCCTCTACCAGTATCAGGTCTCTTTAAGTAAGCTTGCCAAATAAACGGTGATTGCGGTTTATCACTTTCTTTAAATTGAGATAAGAACCTACCTGCAATTACTGTGGCTTCCATTCTCCTTAAAGGTTCTATACTATCTGGTAATGTATAAGTTCCTTCAAACTCAAGAACTTCAATTGTGTTACCGTGGACTATAGTTTCTTCATTAACCCCAGATAATTCGTTTGCATCTTGGTTCTTGACTAATTCCTTTAATGCTTTTTTATCTTCTGGAGTTAAATCATAATTGGTATTAGCAAGTATTTGTTCTAATGGAACAAAGTCTCTATATATCTTACGACAATTTTCCCAATCGTCTACCTGAGTCTTATCAAAGTATAACGAATGAGGGTCTAGGTACTTAGCATCAGTACATTCAAATATCGGAATATCTTCTCTTATCTTTATAGTCTCAGTTACTTCCTGCCCATTCTCATCAAGATAAGTATTAGTAACTGTATTGACTTGCTGATAGGTTTCAGTCTTCCATTGTACGTAAGCGGCAGACTCTCCTTTGATTGCCCAATCATTTAATATCTTTAATAAAGTATCTTGTAAATCTATATTATACCAATCATATATCAGGCTTGCTTTATATACGGAAGCTATAGAATTACTCTTTAGGTCTTGCCCATTGATATCAACTATAGCTTCATAACTTGGCATTGTAGCTCTATATATTGCTGATACATAAGTTTGATACTGTTGATATAAGTCTGGTATTTTTTCCATCTTTTCTTCGTTAGTATCTGGATATAAGCTCTTTAGGATATCAGCAGTCTCAGCTCTTGATGGAGCTAAGTCTTTGTAGTATGCCTTAAATAAACTTTTGATATCAGCACAAATAGCTTGTCTCTTTTCTGGATTAAGACTTATTTTTTTATTCTCTTTATAAAAGTAGCTAACCAAAGTTATTCTCCTTATATTAGTCGTTTATCATATTTACCACCAAACACATCTATACCAGTTTGTCTATTGTTATATTCTTCCCAAGCTGTTTCATTCTTTATTTGATGATAATAACAAACTAAATAACTAACCGCATCAATCGGATGGATTAAATATTTAGCTTTCTTGTTCTTCTTTAATTCTCCTGTGCTTGGTAACTTAGGTTTACTTGTACCAGCTTTTATTTCTACATTCTCTAGATTATATATAAACCATTCACATTGAGGATGAATAAATATATGATGAACACCACTAGAGTCTTGCATCCAATTATTAAAGCATTTCATTCTCCATTCAATGCTAGGGTTCTTCTTCATTATCTCCATCTTAATATTATTAAATCCGTTCTTATATAATTCACTTTTAAGATAGATAAAGTCAACACCCTTTGTTGTTCTATTAAGTCCAGAAGCATCACCGTTTATTATTAACGGATGGTTTTTATATTTATCTCCTAGAGTATCTATTACCATCTGTGCTACATCTGCTGTAGTAGTATTCTCTATTACAAACTCATATAACACATAAGTAGTATTACCGTAATCTTGACATATATACCAACACATTGGGTCTATGTTGAAATCGCAAGTTAAATGTATTGGGTATCTAAGATTTATTTGTAAGTCTTCTCTTACTTGAGTATCGGCATTAAAACCTTTACAAGCAAGCATTGTTTCACTTTCATCATCCTTACCTAAAACATTTATAGCAAAATATTCTTCACTATATGTTTGTTTTAAGTTATCTACGAAATCTTTAGGAAGATGTACGTTTTCTGTTGTAGGAGCTATTATCCTACGAAAGTTAGGTAAAGGTTTCTTTTTGAATTTCTCGTATATCCAACCTTTACGCTCTTGAGGATTACTGTGTCCAAATATTTGCCAAACGAATTTATCTCCCCATTCTGGTCTAGGAGCTTTACGAATACGGGATAGTAACATATTAAAACTATCCTCTCCTATTTGAGACATTTCCTCAATTTCGCACCAATGTTTATCAATTGACTTTAAGTCTTCTGGGTTTTCAAAATGTTTAAATAAAATAGTTGAACCATTCTGTAAGGTTAGTGTTTGTTTCTTTTCATTCCAATCATATTTATAACCTAAGTTATCTAAATGCTCTTTATATTTAGGTAATGTAGTTTGACTTAGTAATGCGTAAGTTGCCGCACCTACCAAACCCTCGCTATGTGGATATTTAAGAGCAATTAACAAACCTTTTAAAGAACCAGAAAATGTTTTTCCAGCTCAGGAGCCGAACCCTCCTTACTCATTGATAGAGGCTCACATATTGAGTCATATTTTTAATATCACTCGGAACCTCTATAAACTTACGTTGTGCTGGGAGTAAAGTAATTTCGTAGTTCGACATCTTACATCACCCCCTCGATTTTAGCCTCATAAGTGATAGACTTATTTCTGTCTAAATAGCTCTGAGTATTTATTATATATTTCATTCAAATTATCCTTCCAAATAAAATTTTGCGGAGCTAGGAATTGAACCTAGTACCACAAGGTTATGAGCCTTATATGCATCCGTTACACCTCTCCGCCATGACCCCCAGAGAAGGACTCTGACCCTCAACATTCTTATGCAGGCTGTTCTGTGATTGAACTATCTGGGGATAACCCCGAAGGGTTTACGGAGCCTTTTTTAACTCTAAAAAGGACTAAAACAACCAAACTTCTTATTCCGTATTTGAACCAGAGCCTTACCTAGTATTATCTCTGGAACGGTCTCAACTATTAAGACTACGGCATTCATTTACCGCTCTTAATATAGCCGTCGTATCATTCTGTATTAAATCTTATTCTCGTCTAAATTATTGATTATAAGATTAATTGGTTCTACTTGCATCTGCTTCATATCAATACCATTTGCTTCTGCAATCTTACTAAGTATTTCTGTAGCTTCTTTGGTACGGTCTAATTTATTAGCCTTTTGATATTGAAACATCATTGTACTTAATACTTGTTCTTTAGTAAGTGGTAACGCATTCATAGCATCAATTAATTCTGTACGTCTTAATTTTATAGCATCTTGTATTTCTTTATTAGCCAAAAGATTAAGACCTGCTGTTACCGCTTCTTTTGCGGGAATACCCATTGTCCTTGCCGCTTCTGCATAATCTAATGTATGGATATATGTATCTATAAATACCCAATGTTCATTTGTTAAAGCCATTTATTCTCCTTTTAAAGAAAAGGTCTTGAGGATAAACCGACGTACCCGAACCTCAAGTAGTAAGCAGAAAGGAAGGAATATTGACGTCTAGCTTTTATATGCACTTTTTTTATCCTTGGATGTGCTACGAGAAATATAATCTTTCTAGAAGTTTTCTACCTTTTATTGCTTCTTCTTTGGTATTATAATATTTTATATATTTTTTACCACGTACTTGAAGTTGTGCCCTCCATTTATTTTTATATTTGTCTACTCCAAGTATTCCCGAAGTATTATCTTTTCTATTTTGTTTATTTTGAATATCTGTAACTATTCTTAGATTACATCTTCTATTATCTAAAGGATTATGATTTATATGGTCTACTACCAAACCTTTAGGGAAATTCATTAATAATCTATGTAAACATTGTCCTTTATACTTACCACCACTTATATAAGCGTAACAATCTTTAATTTTGGAATGGTATTTAATATATAATCTTATGTTATTTTTTATTATATAATCATAATCTTTATCATCTAATAATACTATCCGTATTCCATTTTTAGGACTATTAATTATATATTCTTTCATTAATCCTCCCACAATGGACATTTAATTTTGCCATCTACTATAGGAACAGGCATTATAGAAAAACTGTCTTTGTGTATTGTACCGTAAATAAATCCTTGTGTCCAGTCTGGATTGTCTACATATTCTGGTTCTAATTCACATAAGCAACCTGACTCTGCCCACATCAAACTTCTGCTTGGGGTCTTCTTGTAATATACTGCCAGCCTATGAGTATGTCCTGATATTCCTGAACAATCATTTTTATCAAGTTCTGCATGAGCAGTATAACCAGCAAACTTACGAACTATTGAACCATGAGTAATTTTTAAGCTACCTAATTGATAGTATTTATCGCAATACTCAATATCGAAATCTTTTAGCTTTAATAGATTTGGTAATTTTAAAGCATCTAAGCTAAATAGTTCAGGATGTTTCTTTAAATACTTTTCAAGTCTTGCACAATGATTACCCTTAATGAAAATTAACTTTGCATCTGGAAGTAATTTTCTCAAACCTTTAAAGAATACGATTGCTTCGTCTAGCTCTCCTTGCAGTGAGTTTATCCTCTCAGGGTCTTTATCAAATGTCGACACATCATACATATCTATAATATCACCGTTAAGTATTACTGTATCTGGTTGTTCTTTTTTTATAAATCTAAATAGCGCCTTGATTGCTGACTTATCTTGAAAGGGTATGTGGCAATCGCCAATTACTACAAACTTATTCATTTAAGAACCCCTCCATAGCTTCAATTGCTTCTTTTACTGTAAATCCATAAACCTTTGCAAGTATTTCGTCTTGCTCATTCATTACCAGTATTATACAAACTGGTTCGCCTAATAAATCGGGTTCTACATCTTTATAAAGATAAGGTCTAGCTCCATTCATCTCCCTTTTAATTTTTCGTTGTAACCTTCTATATTCTTTTTCGAGTCCAGCCTGTTGAAGTAATTGTCTTTGTAATCTTTGCTGGAGTCTACGCAATCCTGATTTGAACATTTTTATTTCCTCCCTTTATTTCTATTGTAGTCAACGACTAATACTTTTCGCAACCAAATAAATATAAATTGTTACATTTGTTTACAATATAAACTAATAATGCTTTGTTTGCTTACATTATCATTATACACTATATCGCATTCAAAATATCCATATTTATTTTTATTATTTACAATTCTTAACAATAATATAAAGTGAGCGAAGCGAACGTCAGGCATCTCTCGGATTTATCCACTCTTATATTATACGAGATATAAACCGACATAAATGTAACGGTACCATTTCTAAATCCTCCAGATGCGTTGGTTCCACTTTCTCTTTAGCGGAACTTTCTCTTTTTTCATATATCTTTTTATTTGCGGTTGAAGAAGTAGTTTTACTACTCCAAAAGCTAAAGCTTTTTCTTTTTGGGTTGGTTACAACACAATCTTTGTTTGTAGGAATAGGATAATAGATAGATAATAATAAGGGGGGTATATACTCTCATTATAAGAGAGTATAATATATACTTACTATATATACGTAAGTATATTATATATAGGGGGGAGAAGAAGAAGGAAGGAAGAAGGGAAAACCTTACTTTATTTCTACATTCTTCACACATAGTCGGTAGGAGTTTATTTATATCGAATAGATATAAGTTTCTTCTTTTATAGAAGGAAAACCCTTTTCTTTATTTATTTCTTTTGGGAAAGAAAGTAATTTTCTTCTTTATCGAAACGATATATTTGTATCGAATTGATATATTTTTCCACTTGTCCAAATATCTTGGTACGAAGGTTTTGGGTACTAATCCCCCATTCCCCCAAATAGAAACCTCCCCCCGTTCGATTGGGAGGGGCATTGGGGTAAAGAATATGGAGGGTAATCCCCCTACTCGCCTAAATTTAAACCACATCACTATAATACAATACAATTACATCCAAACAATCAATAGCAACTCAGTACAAAATCTGGTAAAGCATAATAGATAAATATACTTTAGTATAAAATCTACTACAATATATTTTATAAAATTGCAACGATAGAATTATTATCCAGCTAGTGTTATTTTATATCGATTAGTTATATACAGTTTGGTATAATACTAAAGTATTAGTAAAGATAGTACAAAATTAGTCCTTTAGTATTAGATAAAAATAGTTCTTTAGTAGGATGACATTGGATATCAATACATGTTATACTAAGGTGTAAGTTAAATAAAGGAGGTACAAATGTACAAATACAATATTCACATAGGCATGTTTGATAAGGACACCAAAAAGCAAGAATTATCTAATACTGAATTTTTGAATACAGTCCGTAAAGTTATGCGGACTTTACATATAGATAATTATACAATTATAAAAGCTAAGGGTCATTATAAGTCAGATACTATGACAGTATGTGAACCAAGTATAATAGTTGAAGTAATTATAAACTATGAACTATTTACAGATGATATTAAAAGTATGTTATGTAAAGAACTCAATCAAGAGTCAGTATTGATAACTAAGCAAGAGATACAAGTATTATAAAATAAAGGAAGGAGTAAACTATGCAAGAGACAAGCTAAGCAATTAGAAAACTTGAAGACAAGATTACAAGAGTTACAGAACTTATATGCGGAGGTATAACAATGAATACATACTACTTAGCTATTAAAGGATGTGAACCGATACAAGTAACATTTAAAACAAACTTAACTAAATCTAAAATAGATTGTTATGTTCAGCAATATGGACTAGATTTTATCGGAATATATGAAACATATAAAGATTGTAAACACGCTTTACAAGTTGATTACATACTATTCGGTAATGATAAATTTAATATGATAGATATTATAAATCACCTAGAGAGATGTTACAATATCAATTATAACTTTGAATTATAAGGAGATAACTAACTATGGAAATATTTAC